GAGTTTCACCGAGGTTCAAAGAATTATTTGTAGTAAGGTTATTTATCGCACTATTGATTACAGTTGATGGAACACCAGATACCGACATACCTTGTTGTTCTATCGTAGAAAATAATCCAGCACTTGATGAACCAGATATATTAAATCTATATAATCCATTACCAAATTGTAATTTTGTATTATTAGTATTTGGATCTACCTTTCTCACAAATTTTTTATTTGTCTTTATATATTCTAATGTATATGGCACGGATACATCAACAGTAACCTCACTATTACTACCATCACCTGTTAAAGGTAGTGTAGGATCAGAATAACCAGTTACTCTATTAGGATCGTTTGAGTAATGAATTTCTTTTAGTATACGATCTTGTGCTAGATAATCTACCTCATAATACTTAGCATTTGAACTATCTCTTACATCTAATATTTCAACAACATTAGTCTCACCTAAATCCAGTTCTAAAAATTTAGTTGGAGATGTTATGGTAAATGATTTTGTTTTAGTTTCACCAGATATAGCATTTACATATCTAGTTAATCTATAATCAGTTGCTATACCGGATATATCTCGACCAATTATTTCAGGTAAAGGTGTATCAGGAGAACCAGATATATTAAAGTCAATTTCACCTAATGTTTCAAATATTACTGAAGAATTTTCCGATGATGCTACTTGCATACCACTATCCACAGTTTTTTCAAACAAGTCGGAGTTTAATGATCCATAATCTGGTTTACCACCCGTAGCACTTATATCTGTGGTGACAGTTAACCTTACAACGGATGGAGTTACCGGTGTTGTTTTATATCCTAAGAACTCTGCTAACCTTATTACATTTTTACGTTCAGTAGCAGTGGTAAGTAAACTTTCTTTATAGTTGTAATCAATGTAGTAACTCAAAACATCACCGACATAACTTGCTAATTCTATCAACATCATCCCAGGAGATGTTTCATTAAAATCTTTATAAGTATCAGGAAAGTATGCTTTAGTATATTGTATCAAGTCGGCTTTTAAACTTGAAAAATCTTTACTAGTGTAATTTATATTTGATGGTGAAATTGTTTTATCTGAATATGCCATGTCTTTATCCCAATACCACACCAACAGATTGTAAGTCATTTGGTGCATTTGCTATATTGAATTTTATATCTATTTTTATTTGATTTTTATCTTGATCAGAGATATCAATGTTGATATCATTTAACTGAACAAAAGGTAACCATCGTGAGAATGTAGCTACGATATCATTCTCAATTTCAACCACTGTATTTTCTGTGATCTGTTCAAATAAAAATCTTCTTATATTCATACCAAGTAACGGTTGCATCAACCTCTCACCTTGTTGAGTCAATAGTAATAATCTAATATCTTCTTTCACAGCATCAATAGTTGTTTTAGTGGATGCAAAATATCCATCACCATTTCCAGGTTGTCTACCAAGTGGCATCTTTAACCCAACACTAACCCTAGTATCTTGGTCTTCGATAAATCGATTTACTCTTGGATCTGCTATTGCCATTATTTAGTTAATCCCAAGTTTTCTTTTAGTTTTACTGCTGATCGTTTCACTTGTGTCTTTACCTTTGGACCATATCCAGGATCTTCCTCGCTAATCTGCACTGAAATTTCTATGTCTTTTCTATTATCCGCGTAGGCAAATAAACCTAATAGACTAGGACCTAACTTAGCACCAGGCAATAATCCACCAGTTGGACTCACAGGTCCTGATACTCCACCACCTTCGATATCAATCGTTCCTTTTCTTATTTCACCAAATGCTTCCATTTCTGTTATGGTAAATGTTTGTCTAGTTAAAAATGCTTGCATAGCTATCATCTGCTCTTTAACATAAGACTCAACTTTTTGCTTACTTATCTTATCTTGACTTATCACATTATCCCATTCTTCTTGACCAAATCGATCAATTGCAATTTGTAATAAGTCTTCTTTAAGATCACCTAAACTATCTTTTATTCTATCAAGCGCCATTCTTAAACTTTGCCTTTTCTTCTACAGCTTTCATTACACCTGAATAATCTTTGTTTAAAGCATTTGCTAAATGATCAGGTAAATTCTGAGTGTTGTCCATTACAGAAGTAGTCTCTGCTTCTTTATTGATATTTTTCCACTCACCCGAGTCAGCAGTTTCTTTAAGCAAGTTATTTAAAATAGAGTCTTTTGTTAACGGAACTCGTTGTTTTGATTCAGTCACTGGTTTTTGAACCACCTTAGTGCTCTGTGCCACAGAGGGTGTTTCGTTTAGCATCTCATCATTTATCTTGCTAACCAGTGCTTCTTTTAACTCTTTACGAAGTCCAGCAATCGAATATTCTATTTCTTCTCTTACTACTTCTCTTATTACTTTCTTAAATAAAGATAACTTCATATCTACTCCTCGGATTCAATCCTATTTGGTTCTACGAAATGTCTATCTGATAAAAATTTAGCATTACCAGAAATTCTATCTGATACAGCTGTACCATCATCATTTAGATTTTTATTAAAATCTGCTGGTGCAGTATCACCAGCTTGAAAATCTATGTTAAAAAATTCTTGCATTATATTGCTCACTTCTGTTCTTAATGTCCCAGCAACATGTGTAGAACCAGCAGGTTTTTCACCAGATTGTAATGTAAGTAATTGTGGTACATTCATATCTCCAAGAGCATGGGCATTTCCTAACAGCCTTAATATCTTTATTAATAATTGTTGAAGCTCATTACCCAATACCATAGGTTGTTCTCTACGTTTGGCAGCTTCTCCTATATAAATATTCTGAGATTGAAATACTGAGAAACCTTTATTGTTTAATGTAAAATTCTTATTACTTCCTAGATTAATATTACGATTTGCTGATACCGTTATATCTTCTACAGTAGAGTCAAATATTATCCTATCAGAAGTTATTATAATTTGATCAAATTCATTATTGGGTGTTACGGGTTCTTCAGGATTATAATTTTTTATAAATCCATACTCATAGTTAAATTTATTCTCAGGCTTATCTGCATTTACTTCATCATTACCAAATCCGATTGTGTTTTTATCTGGATCTGCAGATAATCTATATCCAGGTTCAAAAACCTCTTCATTATTTCTAATCTCCACATGAGTTTCATTTGGAAAGTTATCATCTATCCTTCCAAGTGATAACATAAAAATACCACTTGATCCATTACTTAATAACTCAGTATCACCGCTGTTGTTATTTGAAATAAACAAATGAGGATTTTGATGTCTATTTCCTATTCTTATAGCATTACCATATCTACCTTCTAACATTAAATCTGTAATATTAGATTCGTAATAAGATGGATTATTTTCCTTTATAAATTCAGATATTGCTGGAAAATCTAATATTTTATTTCTTAATTTGGATAATTTACCTGTATTTGTTTTAGGTATAAATCTATTGTAACCATCAGGTCTATCTTTACGTTCTCTTCTTCTATACAAATGATCAGACGAATTTGACGGAATATTTCTAGTATTTATTGGACCTAAGTAAAATGTTTTATTTCCAATGGTGGTGTATAAAATTAAATCACCTCGTGTTATAGAATCTTGAACCCCACGAAGTAATGGTATTGCTGATAACAATGTAGGATCAGATTCATTATTATATGGTGTAAATAAAATTTTACCAGTTTCAAATGTTTCTTGTAATAAAAAATTATCATCATTTGGATCTGTAAACACAACCTCAACATGCCCTTGATTAAAACCAATCATTACGAGTCTCCGTACTTCTTTCTCAGTTCCTCTATACCAATCTCATCTGATTTTTTTTGTAAGTCTGTAGATACATCTTCAAGGGCATTCATCAATTCTTCTTTTTCTTCATCGGATAATAATGCTACATCTGATTCTGCTGTCATAGTCTTAGCCATAAGTCGTTGATACAGAGTTGCTAACTTAACCAGGTTATCATCATTCTTAATCCCTACATCCATCAGTTCTTTTATAATAGGACCTACAACAGCTATATCTTCAATACCTTGTATATAACCATGTACCTCTTGAACTAAAAGATCAATCTGAGTCTTTTTTAGCTTGGAATTCTCATATATCTCTTTAGAAAGATCAGAGAAATTCTTACCATCAAATATTTTAAAGTCATTATCCATATAAGTATCCTAACTATAAATATAGGA